TCAAACTCTGTATTAATTATATGGCCTTTTGCATTTGTTTCTGATACTCTCGCTAATGCACCATCACCAGCACCTGGACTATCAAATTCTATAATATCACCGACTGTATAATTATTACCAACATTAGCAACACCGTTAGAGCTGGCCATCTGAAGTTTACCTAAACTTTTAAGAGAACCAACATCAGCAGTTGTTCTAGCTGCAACTTCTACAAGAGCACCTGCACCATCTAATGGTAAATCTGTTGTTGTTGTATTTGATGTTACAAGTAATACATTTTGAACTGGTCCTATTGAAACAGCTTGAACTGTTGAATTAACAACGTGTTTTATTCTTGAATCCACAGTAGGTGTCGTAACTTGAGTGTTACCAAAAGCACCAGCATATGTTCCATTTGCATTTGCTATAATCAAATCAGCATAGGTTTGTGATGAATTATTTGTTACAGTAGCATCATAAGTTTCACCCATTAAAATAAAAGTGTTTGGTGTATTATTACCAGAGGTATCAATTGCAGGTTTAACTGTGTATAAAACAAAACCTGTTTCTGTATTACCGCCTTGAAATAAACCACCTACTGCAAATCCAGCACCTCCAGTATTAACTGTAGGGTTACTTAAAAACTCTGTGCCTAAAGAGGCTACTTGAGCTGTGGCCTTTGTTGAAAAACCACCTGCAATAATACCAACTGGGTCACCAATATTATAGAGTCTACCACCTTTATCGACTCTTATTTCCTCTAATGATGAAAAAGTATTTGTTGATATATTAATAACTGTATTCTGAACAAGGATAGTTGATGTTACTTCTTCTGATTGTTCAAAAGAGCCATCAGATTTTCTTGGGTCAAAAAATAATTCTATCTTAGGTAATATATCAATTTTTCTAGGAAAAACTCTTTCAACAATTATTGATGAATTTGAAGTGGATCCTGTAAATTTTCTGTTTTTAAGTAAACCATCATTAAAAGATTTATATGTAACTCTTATATCAGCATTACTAGCCGGAGTTGCAGAAACACTTGATGTTGTTATAAATGATGTGTTGTCACCAAATGAGTTTGCATTTTCATAGAAACTTGTAAGTTGTAAATTTGATGAGTTTGTTACCGATAAAATTGTTTTTGTTAGATCTCCGCCTGATGTAGCATCTTTAAATGTTATCGTTGTATTTCCTGGTGAAATTTCACCAGAATCTACAAAGCTTTGTAAATTATAGGAAGGTGAGGTTGACTTTATATCAATAAACTGTAAATTAGTACCAACAACAACATTACCCAATATATCTCTTTTAACATTTACTACATCATTAAAAAATACTTTTTGATCTTCTACTCTAACAACATAATCTGTTTCATTTTCTTTTTTTACACCATTTATTCTAAGGTCAAATTGGTCAGGTGTTGATCTTTGAGCTAATAATATTGATTGATTGTTAAGCCCTGTGCCTTTGTAAAATGAAGTTACCTCATCAGAAATCGTAAGGATACTTTCAGAGGCATATTTACCATCTGAAGCTCTAAGCAATTGGTCAGCAGGAAAAACAACTTCAACTTCTTCTCCAAAAAACATTCTAAATAAAAGTTGAAAAGATTTTGGATTACCTTTAGCTAAATATAAAGGTAATAAATTTTTAATTAAAAATGCTTTATCTATTTTTACATCTTTTGGTACAAGATTGGCATATTGATTTAAGAAACTATTTTCAAAAGCATCTATTGAAAAATCTACGTCATGAAGATACCTTAAATCTTTTGATGTCTTTGTAAGATCATTATTTTGAACACCTTGTTCATTTTCAAGAAACTCATAATAAGCCTCCAAAAATGAAATGAAGAGTGGATGTTCTTCACGAACAAACTCTGGTACTTGTCTATTTACAAGTAGTGAAGTTTTTAATGAAGATGGAATAATGTCGTATGTTTTTCCCATTTAATCTTCAACTGCCTCAAGAGTTGTTACTATTGCTAAAGGATCTTCAGGATCTATTGCAACAATATTATCTCTGGTTGATTCTACAACACCAGCTTCAGAACCGACTGTGAATCTTATAAGACCATCAGCGGTATCGACACTAGAAATGTTTATACTGTTAATGGATATTCTACCGATTTCATAATCTATTTCACCTATATTTTCATTAATGATTTGTCTATTACCATTGATGTCGAAAAAGATTGTTCTTATTGTACCATTTCTAGCATCAACAATAGCTGTTGCTTCGGCACCTATACCATTTCCTCCAGAAAGTGTAACTGTTGCTGTTGTATAATCAACACCTCTATCTGTAATTTCAATAGAAGTAAGGCCGCCTTGACTTACAGTTGCAATAGCTTTTGCACCAACACCATCACCTGTAATTGTTACAGTAGGTGCCTCTGTAAACCCTATTCCAGGATTTTCAATTGTTATTCGAGAAACACCAGTTGATGACTGTGGCACTTCTTCAAAAGATACAGACCTTGCAACACCAGTATTATCAAATCCAATAAATTCAGTTGTAGTAAGTTTTTCCTCTGCCGTACCTCTTTTTAACTTTTCACCAAAATCAATTGTATAAGTTCCTAAACCAATCGTTGGTTTTATTCTTTTTTGTAATCTAACATTTGTTTCCGAACCTAATATTGCATTTCTATCTGTATCGTCTATTGCTTTAGATAATTTAGAAGCTGAAAAATTACTATTAAATCTATTTAAGTTAGTTGAGTTATATGTTAATATTGACAACTTAATAGATTCTTTAAAACCCGTTTCTGTTTGTGTGGTTTTTCTTCTATCAAATAAGACGTTTGTATTTACAAGAATATGTGTAATACTTGGGTCAACAATTTCAATTTGAGCCCCAATGATAGCTTTTGGTTTTAAAATCTTGTCTATAATTCTTGTTTTTTCTGCCTCTGATATGAAAAAATTATCTTTTGCTTTAAGTGCTATAAATACTTTACCATAAACAATAGGCACGTTATCTTCACCACCCCAAACAGAAACCGATTCTACACTAGGCACATCTTTTAAAATAGATGTTTCATAATCTTTTTTAGTGATAAACCTATTTTGAGATGTGAATTGATTTGGCGCTGTAAACTTTATAGAATCTACTGATTCTTTATCAGAACCACCTGATGCAGCTCCAGTTGGATTAATCGTTACTGTAACACCATCACCATTTGAATCAGTAAGTGATGTTTTCTGAACAAAATTGTTTGCTTTATTAGAAGCTATTCCATTTGTAACTAAGTAAGTCACACTTAGAACTGATCCATCATTTAATTTTTTACCTACACTACCATTACCAAAATATATTTCATAGTTACCATCTCTATTTTCTTGAACAAAGAAAACCTCTGATGTACCATCAACATCTAATATATCTGTTACTTTATTAAAAATCTTAGTGGCTGTATTTGCTACATTAGGTTGAACAACAACTTTAATTGTTGTGCTATCTATCTCTTTATCTGGTAATGTAAACAATTGTTTTGGATTACTTGATTCTGAATATACAAACTGATTAGTAATCAATTGACCTTCATTTATAGATAAATTAGTAAAAACATATTGTTGATTGGTCTTTGTTACAACTACATCATTTAGAGAAACAAAATTATATGACTTACCATCTATTTGGTCTGATAAAAATGAAAAACCCTCAGGTAGTGTTAAACTACCAACAGTTGTTGTGGCAGAATTTGCTGTAAGTGTGATTGTTGCTGTGGGTGATCTTTTAGAATGTGGGGTGTAACCTAATGTTTTGGCGTGTGATACAGTAGATTCACGAAGCAAAGCGGTATCTAAAAATGATTCATTTGCAACCATGTTTAGATAATAAGCATTATAATGTGTATTATAGGCCAATATATCTAAAAGAATTGATAAACCAGAACCACTAAAATCGTAATCTGAAAATTCTTTTTGTTGTTGTAGAAATGATCTTAAATTCGTTTTGATTGAATCAAAATCAAGTTCTGTTACTCTAAGTCGGTCTGCCATTTATCTTACTCTCTCTAAAAAGAAATCTACTGTAATTGGGCTAGGATTGTTAACTAAAAAGAAAGTTATCTCTACTTTATAACCATTTTCATCTGGAAAACCAGAGGCTATAACATCTTTCAAGTCAACTCTAGGTTCAAAATTTGTTATGGTTTCTGAAATCTCTCTCTCAAGTAAAGCTGCTGTAACATTATCCACCTGTTCAAAGAGAAGTCGTTTTAAACCAGACCCTATTTGTGGTTGAAAAAGCCTCTCATAGTTACTTGTTAAAACTAAATTTTTAACTGAGTTAATTACAGCGTTTTCATTTTTGAATTTATTAATATCCTTTGTAGTAGGATGTATATTAAAATTCAAATCTAAATCTGTAAACGATCTTTCGTTTTTTATTGTTATTTCTGCCATCTTCTATTTATACCTAATCTCCAATCTTAACAGTACCGGAACCAGAAGATATTGTACCATCTCCTATTGGGTCAACGTCTGCAACTGTATCGTCAATTCTTGCAGCTCCTTTAGATCCATTGTTAAGATTGATTGTTTGTCCGTTTATCTTTACATCACCCGTTACATTTAAATTATAGTCACCATCTACTTGAATGTTTACATCTCCTTGTATTAATACAGACTCGTCCTTGACGACCACAGTAAACTTATCTCTCTGTATTCTTTCTACTCTATCACCATTAGGATTGAACTCCATGTACGAACCTGCACGGTGGTATAGATGTATTCTCTCATTATCTCTTGTATCATCAAACTCCATGACATGACCAGACTCAGATTCATACACTTTATTATATGGGTATGTTGCATTATATGAAGGTACTGGTTCAACTGATGATGTATTATTGGCCTCTATTCTACCTAATTTAAATAATACAGCCGATTCTGTATTTGCCGTTTCATTTCTTGCAAGTCTTGAAGTCGTTGGTTCATCTAAATTTCTAGGATAATTATTTGCGGTTGCATTTGCAGGTACAACTTTAGTTGGTTTACCATCATCATCATAAGGTGCACCAGTTGGTTTGATTGGTGCAATATCCAATTCTTCTTGCGTCCTGGGGTCATTGAATGCTTCCTGGGGATTTGGCTCTTGAAGAGGTATACTTGGAAAAACCCCTAATATTACTGGATCTTGGCCACCTTCTCCATCAAGAAAAAAACCAAACACCATATCACCCTCTTTAGGTGGGTAAGGGTGTGGATTATTTGTAGGCAACATCAACTGAGCCCATGGTAAACTAGCTGTAGGTACACGCATTTTATCATTTGGGTGCCAACCCACACATCTTACTCTACAACGGCCAAGTCTAAGTGGATCTTGTCTATCTTCAATAATACCAGTCCACCAGACAAAACCTTCTCTACCTAAAAATTGTTCTTGTTCTTTCATTTTAATAAGACTCTAATGCTTCGGTTTGTGAAGATGTACTTTCTGTTATAAATTCTTGGTCAGAAGATGTTGAAGCACACTCTATAACTGTTTCATGTGTCGCAGGATCACCTTTTATAATATGTCTTGATCCTACAATTAAATATTTACCAGATAAACTAGGGTCTTTGTTTTCATCTCCTTCTTCTTTACTTCCAAAGAATGGCACATCTACATTTACATTAAAACCAGTTGTGAGTTGAAAATTACCGGGCATAACTATGTTGATTTTTTTAGAATCTAAATTTTGAAATAATGCTTTTCTTTGAAAAACATAATCCTCTGTTCTTGAACCATATGCAATTGATTCTGGATCATGTGATTTGACATACTGACTTAATTGTCTTGCTGTGCTGAATGTATCTAAAACAATTTTTGAATCATACATAGCCGTGTTTAAAATGCCATCTTTATTTATTTGTGCAGCGAAATTTGGTGTGTCATTTGAGTGCTTCATATTGTCATAATGGTCACTATACGACATAGATTTTCTTGAAATCATACGAGTTAAAGGATCAAATCCAATAAAAGTACCAGCATTTACCCCAGCTCGTGTTTTTTTAATTCCATCAGATTGTGATACAACTTCAAAAGATCTTGCCGTAGATAATTCTGATAATGCAGAAGCGCTATCGTTTTGATTTTTTGTTTTAAAATTAATATCTATAATATCAGGTTCAGACAAAAGTTTAGATATAGTTATAAAGTTATACCCTATTAAGTTTTGAAAAAATATGTAACTAGGAGAGTTATCCATATTAACTGCTTTTTTAGCAAGCCATTGTATAGCTTCAATTGGTCTTAAATTTGGTATTATTATGTCACGAACACCGGCTGATTCTTCATAAACTCCATTTAAGTTATTTGGTGGTATTTTTAAATAGTCTATCATTATTCTCTCGACCATTTCCATATAAGTCATTCTGTATGACTGATTTACACGTTGTTGGTCTGAAAAAAGAAGTTCATCAGAAACAAAACTTAAAACATATTGTTCTGTTCTCTCTGTGGCTGGCATACGATCAGACTGTTTATATATTCTAAATGCTTTTTTAAATTGCCCTATATCAGAACCTTCTACTTTTGATACATCAATTAATAAAACCTCTGAACCATCAAATAAAAGTTTTGATGATAACCCTGTAGAATCTGATATTATAAGTTTACCACTCATTACAGGCATATACAAAGAATCAAACAGATTTAATTCTGAAAAAATTTCTTTTACATCTATTGATTCACCTTTTGATACGATTACTAACTCGTTAATGTGAAACTGTTGCGAGTCACGGAGCTCTTCAGCCATTATCTAAATACCTTTTTAAATGATTTATCTAATTCAAGTGCAAAATCTGGTTGTAGTATTCTAATTGTTCTTTTTGCTTCATTCAAATTGAACTCATATGTATAATAACTTTCAGTTGATTTTGTTACTGTTTCTATAACTTTATTACCATCTTTTAAAGTATAATTATCGGTTGATATGGCAACATTAGCATATGTACTAGCATCAATCTCAAGTTTCTCTACTATTTGACTATTACTGCGAGAGACCCTACTTGAAGCCCCAGCAGTAATTGTTCTTGTTACTGTTTTATAGTAAGCCTGAACATTACTTTCATCTAAAGCCCAAGTTACACCTGTTGTGTTATTTCCGGTGCCCTCTGTTTCATATTTTTTATTTAGATACTCGACAAAGTTTTCTTGTCGCATTGGCCAGTCCCATTGTGGGTCTATTATTTTATTAAGAGATAAAACAATCCAATGTCTTTCTGGGGTACCATACATTTTATCTGCAATGATTTCTGGTGTATCAGTATCTTGAACATCATATGGGTAGAACATATTTGTATTATCTACTAAAGCATCCGATATTTTGAATCTAGCAATAACATTCGTGACTGTATCTAAGCCATCCGTATCTGTATCGGGTGTATAAAAAGTTTTTGGAAAATGTCTGAAATATTTTGCCATTTAATTACCTATTGTTAGTAAGAGCCCCTACTTGGATCATTTCTTGCTTTTTGTCCTTGTGGTTTAATTTCACTATCTTCATCATGAAAATCACTTTTAGTAAGAAATAATGTTTCTTGAAATTGTAAAACTAAATTTACTGCAAATGGCATACCTGTCCCACCTAATGTTGGACTCGTTTCACCTGGTACTTCATAAAAGCTTGCACCTTGTGGTGCATAGTTTACATCCATTGTTGTGAGAACGGCATTTGGTGCAATAACCGGTATGTTCATATTTTCTTTACCAGCATAATAAAATTTTATATCAAATTCTGAAGGAGGGACTAAAAATCCAGGTGCGCCAGCTAATATTTCTGGTGCTTGATGAAACATTAATAATTTAAGTATCTTTTGCACTTCAAGAGCCTCTTTTTCATCTCTTGGATAAAAATTAAAATCAAATTGAAAAGACCTAAAATTTGGTGAAGAGTAAATCATTTCTAACATTGGGTTTACAACACTACCCGCTATAGCTGCTGCCCCAACAGCTGCACTACCAGGACTACCTGTTAATGCACCTGCTGCTCTGGCCCCAACTTCTGCTGCAATTCTTTCAGCAGATTTTTTTGAAGGTAATCTCGGATTAGCAGGTTCTCCTGGTTTAAGGTCAGTAGCCGCCGCAATTTGGCCTAACGCCTCTTTACCTATATTTGCTTGTTGAAA